AGAGGGTAAAGACGTATTAGAACTTAGTGAAATACAAAGCGACCTTTACCGTTTTGATGAAAAACTGTACGACCCTTACGTAGATACATGGTCATTACAAAAATCTATGTATGATTCTAACTCTAACTTAATAGATGCTATTGACTCGGCTGTACCGTTAGACGCTTTTTACACTCGGTTAGGTAATGAGTTAGGATTTAAAGAAACACTCAGTAATAAAGAAATTAATTCTGCTGTAAACCGAGCTTTAGGTGGTTTAAAAAGAGGCACAAAATTAAACGAAACTTCAACCAATAGTTTTGCTGAACCTATACTAGCGTTTAATAAAGCTAGGTACGATAACTACAAAGGCACTTTAGATAACATGCCATTAGCTAAAAATAATCAGTGGTTTGAACTAGCTTTAAAACGTGGCATACAAGAAGGTCATCGTATGGGAGTGGATTCTGTACAGATACCAGTAAACGGTAGAGCGTTATTACGACAACGTGGCGACGACAATATTCAAAAAGCAGACTCATTAGCCGAACTCTACATAGACAATACAAGAAGATCTATAAAAAATATAGAAAAAGAATACGGCATAAAAATAAAACTTGATGTTGACACAGATGATTTTGACCAAGAGTTTTTTACAATCAATCTAAACGATGATACTAAAAAACTTACCGAAGTTTTAAAATTAAACAGAGGTGGGCTAGTAAACTTAATGCCTTTACGTTATGGCAACTGATCCCTTTCAAAATTATCGAATTTCCCCCACCGACCGTTCAACGTTAAGTTGGCGAGACAAACTTAGAGAACTAGCTACGCTTAAATACGGTACAACAGGTAAAAACGTTGCCGAGGGTTTATTAGGCGAAAGCGAAGAAGAAAAATACATGAACTATCTAGAAGCGATAGAAGCAGGTTTACTTCCTGCTCCTAAAAACTTTCCTGATAGAAGACCAGTATCAAACATGTTCGGCGGAGAAGGAGTATCAGACTTCGGTTTACTTGATGCTAGTTTAATGGGCTTGAGCGGTATGGCTATACCTAAAGTTAGTTCAACTGCAGCAGCGGTTGAGTCAAGTGTACTAGGTGCCGACGCTTTAGGTGAATATAAAAAAGGTAACACTGCTACTGCTGCAATAATGGGTACGTTAGCTGGTGCTCCAGCTTTATTAAGATACGCTAACTCAGTTAAAAATACTTCAAGTAAAGAAGTAGCAGACGAAGTACAACCCGACTTAACAAGAAGAAAAGTAGCTCAAGGTTTAGGTATTGGTGTTTTAGCTGCACCTTTTATCGATCCTGTGTCTATGGCAGTGAGATCACTGGGTAAATCTCGCATACTTCCAGGTTTAGCTAAACTTACTCCTCCCATAAGATCAATGTTGGATAACTCAAATGCGTTTTTTTACAATAATAAAGTAGTAGACACTTTAGTCAGTAAGTATGGTAAAAACAAAGATGAATTTATCTCTGCTCAAGCAGTACAATCAATCTTAGAAAAACTAGCCAGTAAAGATTTAAACAATCTTTCATTAAAACAAGTAAAAGAAATAGCAGGAACTTCTAACAACGTTGAAGTTACAGATGATTTTTTGAAAGATGCAATCAACACTATTGAAGATTTAAAAAGTGCTGTAAGATATGATCCCACTACACAAAAACTATTAGACAAACTTATAAAAGAACAAAATATGTCAGATGAGGAAATTTTTAATATTTATAATAGAGGTGCGGATACTGTATACTACGATACGCTAGAGGATATGAATACAGCACTTGAAAACTACATACCTTGAAGAAAGAATTATTAGAACAACTTCCTGAGGAAGTACTAAAAGAACATTTAGAACTTAGCGAACGTTTAGCCGAGATTGAACGCATTGAACGTTGTCAAAGTAATTTTTTAGATTTTGTTAAAAGCCAATGGCCACAGTTTATAGCTGGTGCTCACCATGCTAAAATGGCAGACGCATTTGACCGTATAGCATCAGGTAAAATTAAAAGGCTAATAATTAATATGCCCCCCAGACATACTAAGTCTGAGTTTGCTTCACACTTTTTTCCTGCGTATTTAGTAGGGCGTAACCCTAGTTTAAAAATACTACAAGCCACGCACACCGCAGACTTAGCAGTTAAGTTCGGTAGAAAGATTAGAGACTTAATGTTAACGGAAGACTTTGAAAAAGTTTTTCCTAACGTATTAATAAACCCAGACTCAAAAGCTGCAGGTAAATGGGAAACACAAGACAAACGTAACCCTAAACTTAAAGGCGAATATTACGCAGCAGGTGTAGGCGGTGCGTTAGCGGGACGTGGTGCGGACTTGTTTATTATTGATGACCCTCACTCAGAACAAGACGCCATGAATCCTAAAAGCATGGAAGACACTTATGATTGGTACACTTCAGGACCACGGCAAAGGCTACAGCCAGGAGGTGCTATAGTTATAGTCATGACACGGTGGAACGTGAATGACCTTACAGGCAGATTATTAAAAGACGCAGCACGAGACCCTAAAGCAGATCAATGGGAACTTATTGAGCTACCTGCTATATTACCTAGTGGTGACCCTCTGTGGCCAGAATATTGGTCAAAGGAAGAACTAGAAAGTGTACAGGCTACCTTACGTGGCGGACCAAAGTGGCACGCTCAATACATGCAGAATCCCAGTTCAGAGGAAGGTGCTTTATTAAAACGTGAATGGTGGAATGTTTGGGAAAGACAAAAACCACCTAAGTGCGACTACATCATACAAAGTTACGACACCGCGTTTTTAAAACGAGAGATGGCAGACTATTCTGCTATTACTACGTGGGGAGTATTTTATCCAGAAGGCAACGTCGGGGAACATTTTTATGACGGCACAGCACCACATATAATTTTATTAGACGCTATAAAAGGGCGGTACAGCTTTCCTGAATTAAAGGCTATAGCTTTACAACAATATCAAGAGTGGGAACCTGACGTAACTATTATAGAAGCTAAAGCTAGTGGTATGCCTCTTACGCAAGAACTGCGTAATATAGGTATACCTGTACAGAACTTTACTCCGTCAAAAGGAAATGATAAAGTAGCTAGAGTAAATGCTGCTGCTCCATTATTTGAATCTGGCATGGTATGGGCACCAGATACTAAATGGGCTAATGAGGTAATTGAGGAGTGTGCTATGTTTCCTGCTGGAGACCACGACGACTTAGTCGACTCAACAACGCAAGCACTACTACGTTTTAGGCAAGGTGGCTTTGTTAAGTTACCGAGTGACTATGAAGACGAAGAACTATATCCCAGAAGAAAAATAAGTTATTATTAACGCATGGCAATAGAAAAACAAAATCCTATGGAGCAAATGGTAGTAGAAGCACTACCAGAAGAACTTCAAGAATCACTTGAAGTAGAACTACCAGAAGACATGAACATACAAGGGGAAATGACTTCCGCTTTTGAAGTTGACCCTAGAGGTAATTTAGTTCCGCTTTTTGAAGAGGAAGAAGTTATAGTTACAGAACATCAAGTTAATTTAGCAGAGGTATTAGATGAGTCCTCGCTTAATACACTTTCTAATGAATTATTAGACGCGTTTGAACAAGACAAAGATTCACGTAAAGACTGGCTTGATGTATTTACTAAAGGTTTAGATTTATTAGGTATAAAAACAGAAGAACGTGAAGAGCCATTCCCAGGAGCTACAGGTGTCCACCACCCACTATTAAGTGAAGCGGTAACACAATTTCAAGCTCAAGCCTACAAAGAACTTTTACCAGCTGGAGGACCAGTCAAAACTAGAATTATGGGCAACGAAAGTCCAGAAGTTGCTGCTCAAAGCCAACGTGTAAAAGAGTTTATGAATTATCAAATCAGTGAAGTTATGCAAGAGTATGACCCCGAGATGGATAGTTTGTTATTTTATCTACCGTTAGCTGGTAGTGCGTTTAAAAAAGTTTATTATGACAATCTTTTAGGTAGAGCCACTAGTAGGCTGGTAAAAGCTGACGATTTAGTAGTATCTTACGAGACCACAGACCTTGAAACTAGCCCTAGATTTACTCATGTAGTAAGTATGACAGGTAATGACCTGAAAAAATTACAAAAAAGTGGTATTTATAGAGATGTACCGTTAGGTGAGGCAGGAGTTGACCTAGAATATAACGAAGCAAAAGAGAAAATGGACGAGTTACAAGGTCTTTCAATGCCTTTAACCGACTATAATGAGTACAGTGTACTAGAACTACATGTCGATTTAGAGCTACCAGACATAGATGACTACGGTTTTGCGGTGCCTTATATTGTTACTATCCTAGAAGATAGTGGTGAAATCCTTTCAGTAAGACGTAATTGGGAAAAAGAAGACGAACTATTCCGTAAAAAAGAGTATTTTGTACACTATAAGTTCCTTCCAGGACTAGGTTTTTACGGTTTTGGGCTAATTCACATGATTGGAGGTCTAACTAAGTCCGCAACTTCAATTTTACGTCAATTAATTGACGCTGGTACGTTAAGTAACCTACCTGCTGGCTTTAAAGCACGTGGAATGCGTGTACAAGGGGAAGATGAACCTCTAAGACCAGGAGAATTTAGGGATGTTGACGTTCCAGGAGGCACAATTCGTGATGCATTAATGCCTTTACCGTATAAAGAGCCTAGTAGCGTATTAGCTCAGTTATTAGGCGTTATTATTGATTCTGGAAGGCGTTTTGCTAGTATTGCAGACATGCAAGTAGGTGATATTGGTAGTCAACAACTACCTGTAGGCACTACTGTAGCTATGTTAGAGCGTGGCACTAAAGTAATGTCCGCTATACACAAGCGTTTACACTTTGCTCAAAAGAAAGAATTTAGGTTATTAGCTAAAATCTTCTCACGTAGCCTACCACCTGTGTATCCTTATGATGTTCCAGGTGCTTCACGCGAAATTAAACAAACCGATTTTGACGATAGAGTAGATATTATTCCAGTCAGTGACCCTAATATCTTTAGTATGGCACAAAGGGTAATGTTGGCTCAACAAGAATTACAAATGGCACAGGCTGCACCACAAATACACGACTTGCGTGAAGCCTATAAGCGTATGTATGAAGCTCTAGAAATTAAAAACATAGACGCTATATTGCCCCCAGTAGCTGAAATACCACCTCGTGACCCGATCAGCGAACAACAAGCAGCAATGACAGGACAACCTATCAAAGCCTTTGAGTTCCAGAACCACGACGCGTATATAGCAGCCCATAGTTCATTCTTACAGAATCCTATGATAGCACAAAACCAAACAGCTCAATTGGCTATAAGTGCAAATATACAAGAGCATCAAGC